GACAGCATCTACAAAGTAACCAATATCTCTAGCACACTTATTTGTTGTAGAAATACCGAGATTTGTTGAGGGTAATGAAGAGGTATTCCCAGCACCAACTACTGTAGTAACAATTGCTGTTAAAGTATCAATAGCATCTTGAACATCAGAACATGCAAGAGGACTTGTATTTGGAACTGGGAATGGACTTCCAGATCCTATTCTGGCAGGTCCAATACTAACTCCAAGATTTTTATATGTTAGTTGGTTTGTAATCGCATTCTTCATCAAATCTCTTGACTGTTGGAAGGCATAGATTGATTCTGTGGTTACGCCAACTAATCCATTTGAAATTGGATTTCCTACATTATCAAAATACTGTAAGGTGAATTGTTTTGCATAATTATTTCCACCCATAAAGACATCGGTAGAAACAGCATCTACAAAATAACCAATATCTCTCTTACATTTTGTTTGAGTTGTAGAAATTCCTGGGTATGTAGCGACTGTATTCGTCCACGCAGTATCAACAATTTCAGTTCTATTGCTTTGAATTAAATTATAAGAATCATAATAACGATTTTGATTATAAGGAATGGGGTCAGTAGGAAAATTAAATCCTGTAGGAAATCCAATAGCAATAGAAGCAAGTGATTTATCTACAATTTCTTGTTTATTTTGTTGAATTAGACGATAAGAGTCCTTATAACGATAAGAAGCATCATTTGCAGAATCGCCAGGGAAAACAAAATCTGGATGATTAATTGCAATTGCTGCAAGTGACTTATCAACAATCTCAGTTCTATTTGCTGCGATTAAATTCCCAGCATCAACATATCTTCCAGGAGCAACTGTTTTAATTTCAAAAATATATCCATTTCCACCACTTTGTGCGCTTCTTGGATATAATCTTGTTCCAGGTTCAAAGGGGCAAGTGAATCCAAGTCCTACAATACTTACTCCCATTCCAACAGAAAACTTATGTGCTGTTGAAGTGTATGCAGTTAAAATTCCAGTGCTATTATCATAAGAAGCATTTGTAATATTTAAAGTTGGTGTATTTAAATCAAGAACAAAGGTGTCTGCATTTGCTGCTGCAGAACTTGTAATAATACCTGTATATTTTCTTGGACCAACTCCATCAGCAATTAATGCATAATTTCCAAATGATGAGTTTGAGTTGGTTAAATCGCAAGCAGATCCAGAACCACAGAAAACTGCAATATCATTGCAGATAGTAAACATTGAAACCAACTGCGCATAACCTTCGTTGGTGATAGAACAACCAATACCACCTTGATTGTATTGAGTGTAACTATCAAGAACCATTGATTTGGTTGGACCAATTGCTTTTGATCCATCAATCTTCAGTCCAATACTATTTGGAATGAAGTTTGTGCAGTTTTGGATATATGGGGATTGATCAAAATATCCTATTTGATTTGGATTAAATGCAAAGATTGCTTTACCAGAATTCAGAGTGCCTGTATAAGACATCTCAGCAATGTAATTTCCATTAGAAACATAGAACAAGTCTTGATTTGCATTCTGTGGAGATACTGATACTTCTCTTAAACTATCTCCAACAATTGATACTTGTTCTGGAACAGTGAGAGGATTGTTTTCTAGATAAGATCCAGCACTAACTTTAATAACTGTTCCTGTTGTTGCTGCAGTAAGTGCCGCTCCAATTGTTCTCTTTGCAGTTCCAAGTCTTTCTCCTGAATTTGTGTCTGATCCATCTTGAGTTACATATAAAATACTAGTTACCTTTACTCCTACTGATCCGGAGTCTGTTCCCTGAACACCTTGAGGTCCAAGTTCTCCCTGAAAACCTTGAACACCTTGAACTCCTTGTGGACCTTGCCCACCCAATCTCCCTTGAGCACCTTGAAATCCTTGTGCTCCTTGAAGTCCAAATCCTTGAGTGCCTTGAATACCTTGAGATCCTTGTGATCCAAATCCTTGAGTACCTTGAGTACCTTGACCTGCAAATTCACCACTTAGACCTTGAGATCCTTGTAGTCCAATACTACCAGAAAATCCTTGAATTCCGCTAGTTCCTTGAGTTCCTTGACCTGCAAATTCGCCAGAAAGTCCTTGAGTTCCTTGGGAACCATCTACGCCCTGTTGACCCAGTGTTCCCTGATTACCTGATATTCCTTGAGGGCCTGATTCCCCTTGGATGCCTTGACTACCTTGAGATCCTTGTTCTCCTTGAGGGCCTTGAGTGCCTTGACCTACAAATTCTCCGCTTAGACCTTGAGTTCCTTGGGTTCCTTGAGTACCTTGAATTCCCTGATCACCTTGAAGACCCTGAAGGCCTTGAGTGCCTTGAGTACCTTGAGTACCTTGAATTCCTTGAGTACCTTGAGTTCCTTGAGTTCCTTGACCCGCAAATTCGCCAGAAAGTCCTTGAGTTCCTTGAGCACCTAGAGTTCCCTGAGTTCCTTGAGTTCCTTGAGCACCTAGAGTTCCCTGAGTTCCCTGAGTTCCTTGAGTACCTTGAGTTCCTTGAGAACCTTGTTCTCCTTGAGTTCCTTGAGTTCCTTGAGAACCTTGTTCTCCTTGAGTACCTTGACCTGCAAATTCACCACTTAGACCTTGAGTTCCTTGGGTTCCTTGGATACCTTGATCACCTTGAAGACCCTGAGAACCTTGTTCTCCTTGAGTACCTTGACCTGCAAATTCACCACTTAGACCTTGAGTTCCTTGGGTTCCTTGGGTTCCTTGATAACCTTGAGAACCTTGTTCTCCTTGAGTACCTTGACCGGCAAATTCGCCACTTAGACCTTGAGTTCCTTGAATTCCCTGATTACCTTGGATACCTTGAGTGCCTTGTTCTCCTTGAGTACCTTGAGTACCTTGACCGGCAAATTCGCCACTTAGACCTTGAGTTCCTTGAATTCCTTGTGGACCTTGCCCACCCAATCTCCCTTGGGCACCTTGAAATCCTTGAGCGCCTTGAGAACCTTGAACTGATTCTCCTTGAATTCCTTGAGTTCCTTGATCGCCCTGAAGACCTTGTAAACCTTGAGTACCTTGACCCGCAAATTCACCACTTAGACCTTGAGTTCCTTGAATGCCTTGAGCACCTTGAGAACCTAGTAAACCTTGAGAACCTTGAGAACCTTGTGTTCCCTGAATACCAATTCTTCCTTGAGTTCCTTGAATACCTTGAGCGCCTTGAGAACCTTGAACTGATTCTCCTTGAATTCCTTGAGTTCCTTGAAAACCTGTAAATCCTCTAGATCCTAGTTGTCCTTGTAAACCTTGACTACCTTGATTTCCATCTAATCCTTGATTTCCTTGAATCCCCTGTGCTCCTTGCGCACCTTGAGATCCTAAAGATCCTCTATATCCCTGTGCTCCTTGTGTTCCTTGAGATCCTTGTACTCCTTGAAATCCTTGAGATCCTAAAGATCCTTGCGCACCTTGAGATCCTAAAGATCCTCTATATCCCTGTGCTCCTTGTGTTCCTTGAGATCCTTGAAATCCTTGAGATCCTTGTTCTCCTTGAGATCCTTGAAGTCCATATCCTGTAGATCCCTGGGATCCTTGACCCGCAAATTGGCCACTTAGTCCCTGAGGACCATAAGTTCCTTGATTTCCTTGTGTTCCTTGTGTCCCTTGTGTCCCTTGAGCACCTAAAGTTCCTTGGGTTCCCTGAGAACCTAGAGTTCCTTGGGTTCCAAGTCTGCCCTGAGTACCTTGAGTCCCTTGAAATCCTTGAGCACCCTGAAGACCTTGTAAACCTTGAAATCCTTGAGCACCCTGAAGACCTTGAGAACCTTGTAAACCTTGATTTCCTTGAATGCCAAGTCTACCCTGAGTCCCTTGGAGACCTTGAGAACCTTGTTCTCCTTGAGTACCTTGATTTCCTTGGGATCCTTGGGATCCTTGAGTTCCTTGGAGTCCTTGAAGTCCTTGTGTTCCTGGTCTTCCTTGAACTCCCTGTAAACCCTGAACTCCCTGTAAACCTTGTAAACCTTGCGATCCTTGAGATCCTTGGGATCCTTGGGATCCTTGGGACCCTTCAGTTCCTTGGAGTCCTTGAGTACCAAGTCTACCCTGAGTCCCTTGAAGACCTTGAAGACCTTGGAGACCTTGAAGACCTTGAGAACCTAGTAAACCTTGAGTTCCTTGAGTTCCTTGGAGTCCTTGAAGTCCTTGTGTTCCTTGGAGTCCTTGAGTACCAAGTCTACCCTGAGTCCCTTGAAGACCTTGGAGACCTTGAAGACCTTGAGAACCTAGTAAACCTTGAGTTCCTTGGAGTCCTTGGAGTCCTTGGAGTCCTTGGAGTCCTTGTGTTCCTGGTCTTCCTTGAACTCCCTGTAAACCCTGAACTCCCTGTAAACCTTGTAAACCTTGTGATCCCTGAATACCATAAGATCCCTGAAGACCTTGTAAACCTTGAAGACCTTGAAATCCTTGAGCACCAAGTCTACCCTGAGTCCCTTGAAGACCTTGAAGACCTTGAATTCCTTGAGAACCCAGTAAACCTTGAGAACCTTGTGCTCCCTGAATTCCTTGATTACCTTGAAGACCCTGAAGACCTTGAGTTCCTTGACCTGCAAATTGTCCAGAAAGTCCTTGAGAACCCTGAACACCTTGAGTTCCAAAGGATCCTTGAGTACCTTGAGTTCCTTGAACCCCCTGGGGACCAAAACCTGTTGCAGATTGCGTTACTTTAATACTGGGAGTATAGCCTACAGTAACGTTATAGTCCGTCATTTATATCCCCTCTAAACAGATGCTGAAGATGTTACAAGTGCCATTCCCTCAATTATTTTCCTTTTCTTTCCAGTAGAAGAATTGATAATTATAACGTCATAATAATGCCTACCCATATCTAAAGTGCTTGATATGGTATTTGCCATAGAAACTATTACCTGACCAGCAGATGTCATAATTCCTACAGAAAAATCTGTAGATTCGCTTGAGGACGGAAATTTTTTAATTTTGGATATTGAAAGATAGCCAGACAAATTTAGTGGAGAACCATCTGGATTGCTGACAGTGAAAACACTTTCAAAATCCGTTCCTTTTTCTATTGTTATATTAACAGAGGGAACTGTCATTTATTATTTTAGTATTTTATTTATTTATTCTTCTTGATTTAACTGGGATTTTAATAGTTTAGCTAAATCTGCAGTTGACCCAACAAATAATGCATTATTGACAGTTGTTGGGGATTTTGATTGGGATTTTTCATCCATATCTTTTAATTTTTTTTGCAAATCCATCAATTTATCTGTTGCATCAGCGACACTTTTAATTAATTGTCCAGCAACTTCATATGCTCTAGGCATTTCACTTTCTTGCGCAAGTTCAAGAATACCGTTAATAGCTTCTTGTCCTTTTTCTATTAAACTATATAAATTTCCTCTAGTATATTCATAATCTTTTTTAACATCATCATTTTGTATAGGTATAGTTGTTGTTTGCAAATCAACTTCTTTTGAAATTGGTGCGGATTCTGTAGAAACAATGTCTACGGGCAAATTAAATGATTCATTTAGTTTGTTAATATTTTTTGTCATTTTCATATATTTTATTAAAATGTTGTGCCACTAAATCCAAAGTCATCACCATTTTCAATTAAAGTATTATCTTCGCTTGAAATAGATTTGATTTCTGCTCCAGATAAGTGAGATGTAATTGTGGTTCCATCTCTACCCCTATCAACAGTTAAAACATTGCCCGAAATTAATTTAACGTAAACCTCTTCACCTTCTATATCTAAATATGAACCTTTTACAATTCCTGAAGAATCATTTACCGGAATCAAAATATCATCAGTTGTTACATCTTTAGAAATATTTGTTAATATTGTTCCAGTATAATTTTTAATTGCCCTAGGTTCGGATGAATAAACAACCTCTCTTGTTGGAGTATCTGTAGCATCTCCAGTAATATAGCTGATGGTTGTTTTCTTGATAATATCTTTTGTTGCAGAAGAAGTTGGACCAAATAGGTAAGTTTTTACAGTAAATCTTAATGTATAAATTAATACTCTCCTTGTAGTAAAATCTCCCTCATAATCGTCCTGCATGGTAATATTTTCTAAGACCACAGGAATATCTCTTTTTTCGTTAATACTATCAACTAACTCTACTGACATAGTATAAGCTGGTTGAAAGTATGGTAAAATTTGTTCTACTATCTGTAAAGCATCATCATTTAATTTTGACATTATGCTCAATTCAAATTGCATATTATATGGAACTGGAAGATATGATTTTTTAGTCTCAATCCCATCAACAACAGACTTTGCTGTAAATGTTTGAGTTGTTGTTGCTTTTCTTGTTGAATCATAAGTCAATCCAGTAAATTCAAATGACATTCTTGGTAATGTAATTTGAATTGGTTTGTTTAAATTTGGGGATTGATTTAATCTTGCCAAAAACTTTTGAGATGGACCATATGCTAAAGGTACTTTTATAACGCTAACAGTATTGTTTTCAGAATCTGTATGTTTAATTTTAATATCATTAAACAGCGATCCAAACGCTATTACAGTTCTTCTTAAAATTTCGTTATAAAAATATTCAAACATAGCTTTAAAGGTTAATTTACCTAGTAAATAATATTTATGGCATTCCAAAAGGGTTTTTTTCAGTAAAATCTATAATTGAATCTGCTTCTTCTTCTATATTAATATTATCGGAATACCCATCACTGACTGGGTAAACTCCAACAAGACGAAGTTCATAATATGCACCAGATTCTTCACCTATAATAGTTTCTCCTGGAATAAAATCCCCATTAATATTGGAAACTTCTAATATATTTGTAGTAGAACTCCAAGATCTAACACGACCTGAAGTTTCACTTTGAGATCCAACTATTTTTTCATTAAAAATAAAGCTTCCATAAGACAAGGTTGAAGCTGCCCCTATTCTAATGGTTGGAGGTTCAGTGTATCCAAGACCTGCATTGGTTATGCGAATTTGCGTTATTGATCCAGCAGTAGAAACAACTGCAGTTGCAGCTGCTGCGACACTTGAAATTCCTGTAAATAATATACTTGGTGGTAATATGTATCCTGATCCAGAATCTGTTATATTAATAACTCCAACAATACCGTCACCAATTGTTGCAATAGCAGCAGCCCCATTTCCCCCTCCACCAATAAATCTCACTCCAGGTGGCGTAGTGTATCCATATCCAGCATTATTAATCTCCACACTTTGAACTGATTGTGCAGATGGGTTAGTGTTATCATTACAAACTACAATACCACCTATCATTTTTGCAATTACTGCGGCAGTTTTTCCTCCAATCGGAGTGGATGATATGCCTACAGTGGGAGTACTTGTATATCCACCTCCTCTATTTGTGACTGTAATGTATCTAATTCCACCATTAGCAATTTCTGCAGTTGCAGTTGCTGTAACTCCAACTCCAACCAATGTTAATTTTTGTATTATTCCTACAGAAGAAGTATCTTCTGTAGTAGAACCTGTTATATTATCATCAATTTCTTCAATTCCAGTATCAATAAGTTCATCTTCATATCTAAAGAGTTCACATCTCAACTCATATGTATAATTTTTTTGTAGTTGATAAAAAGGTCTTTCATGCTCTACGAATTTAATTTCGAATAAACGATCCCCGAGAGGAAAATAAATTAAATCGCCTTCTTTAGGTCTAGATGCTAATTTAATGTCTGGTATATTTTTTATTAAGGGAAAAATATATGTTTCATATCTTTCTCTTGAAATTGTAATAGTCAATTCATTTAATGCTTGTACTCCAAACTTGGAAAGTATAGATGAATTATCTGCATATCCTTCATAATTGTTTAAATATGCCTCTATTGGGTATGCGTTTTTAAATTCTGATTCTATAACTTCTCTTATTACCTTTTTTTCAGTAATAAATTGTCTAGGCAAATAATAAACTTCAACCCCATACATCCTCAATTGTTCATTGATTAGATCTTGGATAAGACCTTGTTCGGATTTTGCACCTTGTAAAAAGAATGGGTTTAGCATTTTAACCTATCATGTCTAAAGGAGGTAATTCATAAGTACTTGACATTTTTTCCATTATAATATCTATTTCTCTTTGGGCATCATCATACATCTGTCTGCCGTTCAATTCTACTCCACCCGGTAATTTTACTCCAGTAAATTTCATCATATTTTGTCCCCATTGTTTTTTTATTAGGGAAGTTAGATATGGTTTTATGAAAGAATCGTTCCAAATTCTAGAATAATCATTGGGATCCAATGTGCTATAGCAATCAATAACAAAATAATGCCCTTTTGATACTGAACTCCAATCTATATCCAAATATAGTCTATCTTGTCTTTTATTAAAGCGAATTTGTTTATTGGTATTTAAAAGAAAATCTAAATCCTCTAGGTATGTTTTTACCATTGCATAACTAAGTAATTCGGTAGTTCCCCAATAATAAACGTCATTTAAAAATAATTGATATTTTACACTAAACATGTTATGAGTAATGGTATTTGCTCCATCGAAAGTAAATATTTTATTTACTCCTATAATATTTGGAGGTACTTGTAAATAATTACCATTTTCATAATAAGTAAAAGTTGTAGCAGTTCCAACAATATTTGTTGTTACATTAGTAGTTGTAACGCCAACATGCTGAGAATTTTCTTTTGGTCCTAATCCTCTGCCTCTATCAAGATCCTCTTGAGTAACTTTGTACTTATAAAAAGTTGGATAAACGCCATCAAAATGTCTTTCTTGGAAAAATTGAATCGCATCATCAACTAAATCTTCAATTTGCTCGTCAGCAACATTTATCTCCAAAACTGGCGCTCCCAGTTTTCTTTTACAATAATCTATTAGTTCTTGTCTAGTAGATGGTTGCGCCATGTATTTTCCTCTATAAAAATATTTATATTTTATTACTTGGTAGCATCAAAGTAGAAACAACTTCTTGTTGTTTTAGGTATAGTTTAAAATAACATTTTGCTATATTTTTTAATGAATCAATATCATTAATAGAATCTATCTCATTTGAAAATTTAAAATATTCAAAACTTTTTGATAGATTCTCAAGATCTACTTCATTTGGATCCATTTATTAATCCTCTTAATAGTTGCTTAATTTCATCCAAATCATTTTTTATACCATTAACATCAGATTCAAGATTATCAATTTTTTGGTTTTCAGAATTTTTTAAATTCTTTCGGGACAAATATTGATTATATTCTGTCATACTAACATTAACGATTGAATTTGTATTTGGATCCCTGAAAAGATCATTTTGTCCCTCTACTTTTAAATAGTTCATAATATTATGCCAATGCTATAACTCTTAAATTTCTAACTCTTGGTGGATACACTTGATTAGTTGAGGTTAAAACTAGTTTAACCCTATATGATCTGAATGATGGCAATTGATCTGCTGTAAAAGTATACTCTGTAAATTGAATGTTTCCAGATTCAAACCCAAGAGAAGACGATGGTTGAACGAGAATATCTGACAATCCATTACTATTTTCAAAATTTATAATCTGCTGTTTGTTATCTAGATTATTATATCCAGGGAAAGGAGTAAATATTGGAGTAAAGTTTTGAGATTCTCCTATTGCATAGAATGCTCTCACATCACAGTAGATGTTAATATGAGCATCTAAAATAATTTTAATTGCTGAAGATGGATTTTCTAAAACAATTTCCTTAGAAATATATTGGAAAGATGAAGGATCTGTTCCTATAGTATTGACTCTATTATCTGTTGCATAATCAGAGATTGCTTTATTGACTCTGTTTGAAGTGAAAGTAGCAGTCATTCTTTGGGTATCAACTACTGGAGAAACTAAAGTATCTGCTGTTGATAAAGTAAGTCTAAGATTTAATGACTTATTACCAGGCAAATCCCCTAAGAATTCTAATTCGTTTATCCTAGATGCAACTATCCTTGGACTATCAAAATAGTGTGCTTTATTTAATGCGATGGTCTCAAATCCTTTATCAACAAATCCAATTTCATTTCCACTGATACTAGAACCACTAATTGTTCTAATTTCGGCAGATAGATTGGTTCCTTGAACAGTGGTATTTTGTATATTTGGTGTTATTATTTCAAAAGGTATGTTCTGAGATGCTTTAGCATTAAATCCACCAACAGACTTTGTAGTGTTAATATAAAGTTTTGGAAATCCTACTCCACTTGACCTATCGGTCCCATCTATATCATTTTTAATTTTAATTGCATATGAATCAAAAGATATTGGATCTGATACTGTAGAATCTCCCAAATAATGCGATTTATTGATTCTAAGTAGAGATACTCCTCCAAGTTCATATTTGTAAACAGGTGTTCCCGTTATGTATCCAAGTCTTACTTGAAGAAGTCCTCCATTGAAATCTGATGGATCAATGAGACCAATACTAGCAATATCATTTAAGGAATTTGCAGAAACTGAAGTGTATTCAAACAATTCATTTCCAATTAATGCATAACCTGGATTTGTGGTTCCCACTCCAACATTTTCAAAAGTACTAAAATCTGCTGTATTATCAACTAATAAAGACCCACTGGAATCAAAATTCCAATCTGAAGATAATTTAGTTGGTAAAATATCACTCTGTACACCAGAAAGTTTGGCATAGTTGTTTTCAAAATACATTCCATGATTTCTATGATTTACAACAATATGTAAACCGTCACTTTCAACATTAATTTCTGAAATTTGTACATTTCCACCAGAGGATGAATTTAGGGTAGTTGTTATTCCAGGATTTTTTTCAAACATTATAGTATTTCCAACTCCAGAAATCGCAAATTCTCCCTGTACATTATCTAATATTAGTTCATTTGTACTTGCGATTGATACGAGAGAAAATACTGCATTTCTACCCAAGGAAACACTTCCGAGAGTTGTAATACCTAAAACGTCACCAACTTGGTATCCATTTCCACCAAAAAACTCTGATATTGTTGCGGCTATTGCTACTCCGTTACTAATAGTAATATTAGCCTTTGCATCTCTACCACTACCTGTTATTGAAACTAAATCAACACCCGAATATGTTGCAGATCCTGATGATGGTGTATAACCTATTCCGGAGTTAATAACTTGTAAAGATCCTGTCGCAATACCAGCATTTCCTACATAATTTCCAGTTCCGTCTACCCCTTGTTGAGAGACTGTATTTCCAAATTTCAAATCATTATCTGATAATGGTGCAGATAATGCAATTCTAATTTTTCTAGATTGTAATGACAAAGAATTTGGCATTAGTGTTGGAATTTGTGAGTTTCCTTTACTTAACTCTGGAGTGTAAAATTCTACAGTACCATTTCTTACAAAATCTGCCCTGTAAAGAGTAAATTTAAGGTCTTCCCATCCACTTGGTTCCCAAGTAGATGCGTTTTGAGATTTAAATAAAGATCCAAGAGTTGGTTGAGTTGAAACGGCAGATTGAGTTAAAATATCTACTTCACCGACTCCAACTCTAGATATGAATACATTATATTTTGAAGATGTGGAACCAACAACAATCGCATATTCATTATTACCTTCTAAGTAAACTGGAGCTTTAAATGTAAATTTAGTTGCAATACTGCCATCATTTGAAACGTTAACTTGGTCTGGATCTAAAAATACTTCAGAAAAAGGTAATACTGATCTAGTAGGAGTACCTCCCTGCATAGTTCTAATTTGAACAAAAACAGGAATTTCGCCATCATCGCGGGTTTTAAAGAAAATATCGCAACTTGTTAAAAATACACCAGATGACTCTTTTACTAAGAAAGATTGTGCAAGAGGATCCCACCAATAACATCTCCAACCATAATTAGTTGTTTGGGAAAGAGTTTGGGTATTGACTAATTGTGGTCCGGTTGTCCGAGAAACATTTTCCTGTTGTATCTCTTGTTTTTGCTCAATTCTTCCATTTCTGGTAGAAATAATATTTTCCTGAACTGTTTCTAAGGTTCCACTAGAAATAAACTTCTCTTGACCAATTGTTGTTGCAAGGCTAGAATCATTTAGATTATTGTTAATTAAAGTGAATATTTTGGATCCACTTTCAAATCTAGGATTTGTTGAAATATTTGGATTTGGTAGATAAAAAGTACCTATTAATGATGTATATACATCTGAAATAAGCCTCACATTTGTAATAGTCGCTCTAGCACCACTAGTTTTTCCTACCAGAATCATTCCAGATTCTATCCACCCACTATATTGTCCTTGATATTGTGCCGCTAATGAAAAAGTGTCAACGTTTATAATTGTTGATGTTGATGAATATGTTTGTGGAAGTGTCTGACTTGTGTATGGGTTTAGTGGATATACTGTAGAAGGTGAATTGTATTGACCTTCTTTGTGATTTGATTGCGCAACTCTAAAAGTTATTGATGGGGATATATTAATAGAATTTGTAATAATTGATCCAGGATTGTCTGATATTACATCCTCTCCTACTTGGAATACTCCACTTATCATTTGAATTTCAATAAGTTTTGGTACACAATACTTTGTAACATCTATACCATCAAAAAATGCATATACTTGAGTAAGTGGTTTTAAATTTTTGGATATAAATTGAATATTTCTAGATCTCATATATTGTATGAGATCTCTACTTACAACTTTATCTCCTATTGATTCCCTATCAAATTGTTCTGTAACAAAGGTAGTAGTACCTGTTCTGTTTTTTACTCCAGTTTCTTTAATTTCCCTATATGTATCTTGAGTCACTGTTGTTGTTGAAGCCCAACCTCGCCCATAATATCCATACCACCCATAATAACCATAATATCCCCAGTACCAATAATGTCCATAATATCCATATGGCCATCCATACCAATATCCATAGTGATTGTAATTGGTAGTAGTTTGAGAACTAACATTGGCAGTTTCAATTACTTCTTTTCCTGTCCATGTGGTTTCCCATGCACCCCAAACAGTTGGGGAATATCCAGTTTGAGGATCTACATTAAATTGTTCTGCTGCAAGTGCTAATGTTTGAGCATAATTGCCTTGAGCATTAATTACTTTTGCATCCAAACGAACTGTATCTACCCATGTATCTGATGCTGGTGTCAATTCAACAACAGCTTGCCAGAAGTTAATTACAAATGGAGTTACATTTTCTGTTCTAGTTGCAAATCTTTGTTTCGTATATTCAATTTCTGAATAATCTAAAGTTATGACATCTCCATTTTTTACGACATTAAATCCTTCAGGTTGCTCTATTGAATAATCTAAAAATGGATCAACTCCAACAACTGGTCCTTGTATTAGATCTATTGCAGTCGTATAATGTTTTGGTCTTAATTCTTTATTTTTTATATCAATACTATTTTCGTATGGAATCCCACTTTCTTGTGACTGCAAAGAGCTAAAATTATCAACAAAAAATCCTGATTTAAATCTATCTAAACCATCAGAATCTGCAACAAATAAGTTTGCTGTGCTTGTTTCTAGCATTGATAGTGCAGTATAATACTCAAGATTTTTAATACGATTTTCAAGTTGTTTGATATCAACCATTCTATAACGTTTATGCTCAAGGAATTGAATTCCAGATTGAGATACTTCAAATAGATATGGAGATAAAGTTATCGTAGCAATTTCTAAAGCATCATCTATAGATATTGGTTTTTCTGGTTTTTCTGACGGAACACCATATTGCACTTGGAATGTTCCATCGTTTCTAACAAAAACTCTATCAATTCTTCCAAGATAATACGAAAATGTAGTTACTATTGATTCATTTGAAGCTAAAATATTTTTAGCAGAATTGCCATTAGCATCAAAAGATCTTCCATAAAATTCCAACGGAGATCTTGAATTTTCAGAAAGAGAATAATTAGAAACTCTTGGTCTAATATCAATAATATCGCAAGTTCTTATTGAATTTATTGTTTGAATATCTTTTTTGTAATCAAATCCATTATATGATTCTACAGTTGTTATATCTCCATTATCAGACCCTTGATAATAACCACTAGAATAATAAATTTTTACTTTTTTACTTGGTGGTGATGCGGTTGAAATTCTTGTTATAAACGAGTGTCCGTAATATGTTCCTCTTTGTCCGTTATCGAACTTGAAGTTAGAAGAAATATTTGTGCTTGGTATATCTAAAGTGGTTATTGTTGCCTGTATCTTTGATTCTCTGAATAAAATTGGTTCTCCTTGTTTAAAGTTGTTTTCATTTTGGGGAATAAAGGATATTTGAGAATCAGTTAGTCTTTCCGCATATATTCCTATGGCGCCGCTTATTTGTCCAACGAATTCTTCACCAACAATCAAATCTGTAGTTTTAGTTGTGGGTCCAGTAATAGATGATAAAACTACAGTTGGTGCTGAGGGAACATCGGTATTTTTTGATTCATAAACTGAATATACATTAATAATATCCGGAAGGTTCAATGAAATAGTTTCATCTTGAACTCTTGTTCCATATGGATAATTTCCATAAATCAAACCATCATTTAAAGTAGTTGCTCCTACACCGGACGAGTTATATTTTGAACGATCTACTACCAAAGTATTCATTCTATTTTTTAACTTTACTTTTGACTTTGGTTTTGATTTTTTCAATGTAGTAATTAAAGTTGCTGAATCATTCGCACCCAAATTATAAATTTGAAGTTGAGATGATCCATTTGTAAAATCAAATTTATCCTCTGTCAGAATCTCTGCTGATCCATCTGATCTTAATAAAGAATATCTTTCCTCATCAAAAGGCAAAAATATTTCATTTTCTTCAGCATTTATAGGTGAAGATAATTGCCCACCAGATATAGTGACACTATAAGACTTTCTGATGGTCAAAGAAGTGTCATTTAAAGTAATAGACGCTACATTTGGTCTAGGTAAAGTAGTAAATAAAGTATCATCAGTTGATTTTGATACTTTTGTTGCTAGAATTTTAAGATCTACTGCGTTAAGAGTACTATTTGGAAGTTTTCCTTCGTTAATCCCAATAACAGTGGTAACTCCAGTAACAGTAATATTTGTTTTTCCAACACTAACTACGCTAGCATAAACCGGATTATTCGAAACAAAATTGCTAAATTTAATTAAATTTCCTGGTTTAACTATGTTTCCGGGAAAATTTGAATTTGTACTATTAATAGTAGAAATTCCAATATTATTTACCGCACTAATAGTAGCGAGTCCGACATTATATGCTTCGGACTGAATAGTGTTTGCATTAAATGTTTTTGCACTTCCAACAATACCATATATGGATTTTACATCACTTAGACCATATGATGTTATAGCTATTCCAATTCTTGTATTACTTATCCCATCAAAATTAAAAGATTCATTTGCTATAAAATTGCCATTTTGCTGATAAATTGTAAAAGATGTGCTATTAGTTACAGAATCTTTTAAAAATCCTGTGGCACCACTATTTTTTCCTTGTATATAAGTTGGTACTGTTAGAGTAATTGGTTGATTTAATGTTACTTCAGTTACTGTTTGTACATCAAATAAAGATATTGCCCATTGATTAAGATTATTGTTTGCTAAATCATATGCACCAGATTCAAGTTTAAAATCATAAACCCTAGCAACACCAATTTCCTTTCCTGTTGATGTGGTTGATGCAAAACCTATTCTGGCATCCCTCAAACTTACTGTATAAGTATTTCCTAGACCAACTACTGGAGATCCATAAACCCTATCTAGTAAAAATGTAGATCCAGTATTATAATTAATCCCAATATTCTCTAATGTTTTTGTAGTCCTTGGTTTTGGAACATCTAAAAAAGTATTAGAAATAGTTTCTACTTCATATCCTTTGACAAAAGCTTTGCCGGGAGATATCTGATAAATTGCTAAATCTTCAGAAGGAATTGATCCTCCATAAGTAAATTGTCCTTCTTTGAAAATTCCTCTGTTACCTAAATTATCATTTAAAGACTCTTTAACACTTACATCAAATGGAGTTACATAATAATCACCAGATTCTGCATATGTTCTTCTTGCAAGTTCATCTGCTATAATACTATATTCTTTAGTAGTTCTATTAGTTTTTATTACGCCATTTTCAACAACTGCTAATTCTATAAAATTATTATCATTAAAATCGGTTAAATTTTTCTTAAATAAAGACGTAGTAATTTTTAGTCTATCTGCCCCAGGAGAAGCATAGTTGTTAAATCCCTGAGAGTTGTCGTTTAAACTTTCATCTATATCAGAATTAACAATTTCTTCATTTATGAATAAACCAACTCTATAGTTTGGAGAGCTTGAATATTGATCCAGTATCAGAGTCTCTGTATTTACATTTACAAATTGACCTCTAATAAAATACACACCTTCACTAATAGAAAATGCAGATCCTGACGAAGTAGATTCATTAGAAATTGTTACTGCAAATGGTGATCCAGAAGAAATAAACTGGTTACCCAGTAATCCAGAAGTTATTGTAATGGATGTTAATAAATTTTCTCCATCAAAAAAATGTGTACTGGAATTATTTTGAATGCTCGAACTTATATAATTTACATACAGAGTAGTGTTTCCAGTTTCAGAATCTGTTGATAAAAGTACTTTTTCAACAATTGCAGTAATTCCAGAAGTTTCGCCAGTTATTTTTGTTCCAACTAATTGTGAAATATAAGCTTCTACTGGAACTCCCAAATAAGTTGAATTGAGTTTTACTGCATAGAAAAATTGATTATATGAAATATTTCCTGGAATTACTTTAGCACCTTCTTTAAAAAAATGCTGACCAAATTTTTCTATTTGATTTTGTAATGATGACTGTAAAGTTGTTAATTCTCTGGCTTGGACAGGATATCCTGGTTTAAAAAGAACCCTATAATAATCACTTTTCGGATCAAAATCATCAAAATATGGAGAGACATTTAGATTTGTTTCTTGTGACATAATTCTTTAAAACTGCAAAATAACCTTAATATCTTCTTTTTGGTTTATTGATCTAGTAATTGCTGGTCTATTATCAACGTAAATAATATCACCAGAATATTTTTTAACTTCAGGGTCAGATAATCCGTTTACAAAAGATTGTCCAAGGTAATATGTTCTATTATTTATTACAGTCGAAATACCACTAAAACTATTATTAATAGATAAAGAATTTCCACTATTTCCTGCTATAACCAAACTACCACCAGTAGATGGACTGCTAGTGAATCTTATTAATTCATATCCATATTTTGGATTAATTTGTGATGAACCTGAAGTGCTAAATCCTGCGAATGTTCTATCTTGCCAATATTTTAGAACCCCAGTGTTTTGATCATAACTAATAACTTTACCGGCAGCAGTTACTCCCGTTCCTATTGTTTGCGTTATTGTAGAATCTTGAGTAAAAACAGCTGAACTATAACCAACTCCTGTCAGTCTAATAGCATATGTACAACTTGCCTTGTCTGATGTTAATATGTTGGTAGATGAAAGTGCTAAAGGATTTTGAACTATTCCGACCCTAGATATTTGATTACCAGTTATAAAATCTGGATTTTGGTTGTCATTTTCTATTCTTGTATAAATTAGTACGTTATAAGCACCAAGCTCTCGATAAATATCATGTCCGTGACCACCTTTAGGTGGTATAATTACATCAAATTTTGGTCTTACTGTTCCGGTAGGAACATTGCCAGATTCCAAATCTACATTAGCATAAGTATATCCATAACCCTGACTAGAAACAGTAATTGATTGGACCCGTTGATCATTATCAATAGTTATTGTACATTCTGCTCCAAAACCATCTCCATTAATAGGAACTCTTGTATATGTTGTATTGGCGGTGCCAATACCAACTCCTCTATTGTCCAAATTATCTGGATTTATAATAATAATTTTTATAGATCCATCTACGGCATTTTCTCTAACTGCAGCATTTTCTGAACTAGTTTCCCAATTTTGAGGGACTGGGATAAAATCGGTTGATTCAAATTTTACAATATCACTTGGTTTAATAGTATATAAGTACTTCCAAACATATCCATCACCACTTGATCCAGCTGCTCTTGGTTCTAAATCTACAAATGATGGTTCATCTAAAGAAGGCCTACCTTTAGGATTCTCTGGGTCTGTTCCATTTTGCAAACAAATATAAACTCTATAATCACTATTGATTACATAATATGAAGAACCATAAAGTGAAGTGGAACCAGAAACGGGGGCAATTTTATCTGCAGATCTGCTGTAATCATGTCTATAATAATCATAAGTAACTCCAGATGACCAAGTTCTTTTTTGAACAACTTGCCTAACATCTGTTGGAAGTATCTTCTTCAAAGAAATTGCTGTATCCCAATAATTATTTTCTTCATCAAAATTGTCTTTTGGTGCTGGTGGATTATAATCCCAATCATCTTGAATATCATATGGATTTGGTAATCCCAAAAAAACATAATAAGAATTATTGGAAGTTGTTACCCCAGCAACAAAATTTTTAGCATTAAGTATTCTAATCTGATCAGTTATGATTGCCGCCATTTGAAGTTTTTTATTTATTTATAGATATATTTTAAGTTAAGTAGTCAGAATATTTGAGAGAGTTAACCCTTTTTATGACAGTTCCTGTAGAAATTCCAGTATATCCATTTATTGTATATGCATCGTATATATTTTCTTTACTCCTTGGTCCCAATAAAATTTTACCCCAACTAAAGTCTCCATAGTAATTACTAATTCCAATACCAGAAAGATTATTATAATTGGATACACTAACAGTAACTCTAGTCACATAGGTAACACCAAATCCAACACTTGATCTGCTAACAATGGAGACATCTGCAACTTGATAAACTCCATCCAAGAAAGAAGTTCCCACTCCAATTATATTTCCACTAGAATCTAGTGCAGTAATTCCATTGCCGACATTTGAATTGAATACTGTAAAATAATATCCACTTTGAATTGAACTGACTGTAGTAAATCCAGTTATTAAACTATTTCTTAATGGAGAATTTGAAGGTATTACAAAATCAAAAATTATTCCAGTTGAAGCAACACCAACAGTGGTAGTTGCAATTCCTGTAATGATTCCAAAATCTCCAGAGTAGTTTATTGAAGTATTTTCTTCAAATTTTTGTTTTGGTGGTTCTATTAAAACTATTGGAGGATTATTTTGAGAATAACCAGTAACAAATCCCACAATTTCTATAGAACTTACTGAACCAGAAGTAATATATGATATTGCTGTAGTAGTTGTCGTTCCTATTCCTATTGGATTTTGAATTGTAACCTGTGGTGGGTCAGTGTATCCAGATCCTCCATTAGTAATAGAGATCGAAGATATTGTACTTGACGAAGAAACTATAGCAGTTGCTGATGCAGAAACCAAAATATCTTGCGAATATAAGATAACCTTTTTCTGGAACTGTAAAGAAGTAGTATTTTCATTAGTTGGATTGAAGAAAGGTCTTACACTTTCTACAAATAAGGTAGTAGATCCAATACCAACCGAATTAATGATATATGTTGATGGGTATATTAAAGGTTCATATAACATTCTATTTTTTGCAACTTCTTTTTGATTAATAATTCTGTCTTCTGTCTGCTTGCACCAAACCACAGGTCTATATAAAACTTGATCTGATGTGTTACCTGGACCAAAATATGGGTTTGTTTCAACAAAATCGATACTATTAATATTCGAAACTGTTCTTGAATTTTCTAATAAGTTTGATTTTTGTCCAATTGAAGGATCGTATGTTATTGTGAGATCATCTCCATCTTTCACTGTTTCTAAGATATTTCGAAGCGGAACATCAATATCACCACTTCCTTTATAAAATAGAATGCTGCAAGAGTCGCCTGATCTAGGAGGATCAGTAAATCTTATTGAACTCCCTCCATCAAAAATATATGCCTTTCCTGGCACCTGAAGTACTTCATTAATAAAAATTAATAGGTTATCTCTAACTACAATGTTAGATCCTTTTGCGGATAAAATAGATATAAGTTGACCCTGAGATTTTAATGGGAATATTACTCTCTCGCCAGTAAACAATCTTTCTATATTATCCAGAGGCTCTAATTGCCCTATTGACCATCCTGAGAATTTATCGGTAATTGTTCTCTGAATATACACATCAAAACTTCTAAATGTGGAATTTGGTACAGTTGGAATGCCGGAAATACTATTTGTGTCTATTGTCAGAGTATCTCCTGGTTTATATCCATATCCTATATTTTTTATTTCAAAATCAATTACACTTGAACCTTGACCAACAACAATATCAATAGTTGCTTGAGTTCCAACTCCGGACGGAGATGATTTATAGATTAATGGAATATCGGAGTATGATAATGGTGGATCAATAATTACATAAGGGGGATTTGATCTTGTATATCCAATTCCTGGGTTTGTAATAGCAATACTAACTATTCTCCCATTACTAACAGATGCTGTTCCAATATATTCAATTCTTGCTACTTCTGTTGAAGAAGTAGCAACTCCAACTCTAACGACTACATCATCCGAAGAATAGTAACTTTGTATTTTTTTTCTATATCCGGATCCACTATTTCCTATACTAACTGACGATATTGTTCCTGAAGATGAAACAATTGCAGTTCCTCCTGCTGATACCAAAGGTTGATACCCATAACCAGAAGTTGAACCAACAGAAACTATTATTCCACCAGAAGGTAAATTTGAATTATTAATATCAGATGATGTAGAAGTTGCTGATCCAATAAAACCGATTGATGTAATTCCTATTGTGTTTTCTGATAAATTGTAGGCTCCAGAATTTCCTGGTTGTTGGAATATTTCATTTATTAAAATAACTGCATTATCACTAGATATATCTGATAATCCAGAATAGTTTGAGTTTAAAACAAATTCTCTGGTTGTTCCATTAAACTTATCAGATATATCATCGAAGACATAATTTTTCGAATATGGAGTATAATTGCTATTGATTTCAGCAGATCTCATAAAGACTCTGCCGTAGAATGTGGAATTTGTTGATATTCCCTGCCAATCTATTTCATCTGGGGGATTTGTTGTTGTTCCAATAGGAACTCTTCCATATGGAGCTGTTACAAAGTGAATTTTATTATCAACAATATTATAGTCACCTTGCATTTTTACAACTTTAGAATTTGTTGAGTGATCTTGTATTGTGGATCCTAACCATGGTCTATTCAATCTTACCGCATTAGTTGATCCAACACCTACAGAATCAATTCTCATTATTTCGTCATCAACCTTAATTAAATCGCCACTAAAGAAATTTGTTGTTCCATCAAAATATAGTATATCCTCTGAGATGAGTGAAGAGGATTTTAAATGGGTTGTTGTTGCAGTGGAAGCTACTGGTGATTGGATAACATTATCAATTGTAATAAGTGCTCTAGAATTTTGATTCACTGCAGTTAATATATGATTTGTTCCAATTCCAAGAGAAACAAAATCTAAAATTTCTGGAACAAATTTCAAAGCATCTTCAGCACTCTTAGATAGTTTAATTTTATTCTGATCAACTTTAACAACATAAACGGTATTTGGAAGTTTGTCAGTTGTCCCTATACCCACACCAAAATCTGTTGTAGTTATTCCTATAGGAGCATTAGATTCTGATATTGTTCCGGAAGAATAAATTAATTTTTCTCCAGTAACAAAAAAATGATCTTTTAGATAAACAGTGTCTTTATCGATATCAATAATATCAGAACTACTTGCATCAAAACTTCTATTAAAAATTGGATTTGTTTTATAATTTAAATCAAATGTTCTCTTAATATCAACAGCAGCACCATAATAAACATTATACTCATTAATTAAAATATTGTTGTTGAATGTTAATAATTTAGTGCCATCTCTATAATCTCTCATTGCATTGGAATAAATTTTTACCTCAACATCTATATTTGGGTTTGGAGTAAATGTTAGTTGAGTGGAAGTTGGGGTCTTTAAAGATCCTATAGTACCAATTCCAGATTTTGTTTGAAGAACAGCAAACTCTGTTTCATATGCATCATTATCCCCATCATCAACTACAATTACCTCTGATAATTGATGGATATTATTTGTTATATCAGAAATTTGTACAATGTAATATGCTCCATTATACGTATTTGTATATTCTCCAATTACATTTGCTATTGGAGATGGTGATGCGCTAATAGATGTTGATCTGGATTCAATTTTAGTGTACTGTAGAGCGTAGGTTCCTATTCCAGATGATTCGGTGTTTGCTATTGATATTTGAACTGAACTTACCGTAGCAGATATCCCAACATTTGGAGTAAAATCAATATTTAATTGGGAACCAGAAATGTAAGCGTCAAAACTTCCTATTTCGGAACTTGAATATGCACTAGAATTTCCACTAGATAGTGGAGAATATCCAATCATTTGTACATTGGTCCCATCATGAATGACATTAAGTTCATTAAACTCATATCTTCCATCATCAGCAGAAATTTCAACAATTGCTTTTATGGAAGTATATGTAATACCAACACCAATGACTGTGGTTGATCCAGAAGAAACTTGAACAGTATTTGTGTCAAAATATGATATTCCACCAAAATTTGTACTTGCAACTCCGACAAAAGTATCTTTTATATTGTATACAAAAGTTGTTACATCATAATCATTCCATAAAGATTTATTTGGATAAAAAAGTAATAATCCTTCATTCTTTTCTATTGAAAAATCAAATGATCCAAGATCTAAGTAACTTTCAACTCTTCCATATTGATTCATGTAACCATAAACATTATCATGTACTAAAGTTACAAGCATTAATTGGCGTTGTTTAATGTATCTTCTATCCTTGACATAAGTTATGTATTTTTGTGCTCTGGCGCTGTCTAAAGCAAATCTGTGAGCAACTGTATATCTTGTAGTTCTTGGTAAATTGTAGAAAGAATTACTAAAATCATCTATCGAAAGAACTCTATTCCCTACAGATTCATAGTAATCTGTAAGAATTTTGCTATTAAAATAAATTTCTGACGAAAAAATAGAATCTCCATTTATTAACGCATTTTCCCTAACTAAATCAAAATCATAATAGCAATTTAAATCTGCAACTCCAATAAGTTCTATTGAAGAATCTAAAATACTGGTCGATATTCCTACCGAAAGATTGTTGTTCTTAACTTCTACAAGTGATGGTTCACACTGATAATCACTGAACTTTTTAAATCCTAAAGTATGATTTAATGAACCTACAACATCTTCCCACGTATCATATGGTACTTTAGATTTTAAAGAGTATGAAAAATTCTGATAATAAAAACTATCATGAAGTCTTTGTAGGTTGTTGTTTAAAAATCCAATCTCACGTTCCCAACCATTTTCAACTTTAGAATATGCTCCAAGGTTGATAGAAGCATCTGGTTTAACAGTAGAAGAAATAATACCTTGAGTTTTTGAGACCTCTCCCTGAAGGATTTTGTTTTTTTCGATAATTTCTTTTGATAGAATTCTAACATAATCACTTTTTTCGTCCCATCCTTCTACTGTTCCTAAAGTATCAGAAGAATCTAAATATTTTACATTTTCTCCCACATAATAATTATTTTTCTTTAATTTTACTTCAAATTGTGGGAAATATTTTTCTGCTATTATCTTTCCAAAAGAATTAATATCATCATAAATCCCTGGAATTTCCCCAGATTCTAATAAATTATTCATACTATAAGTTACTATTCCAATTCCGCCTATATTTGGCGAAACTCCAGTCAATGTAAAGAGTTCATAATTGTAATTTTTTGAATCAAATCCCTTACCATCAGAATTGACGCCAACACTTACATTTTCAATTAAAACTCTATCATTTACTTCAAACGGAAAAGTATCTGCTGTGCTGAATCCAACCGATAAAGTAACAGTTACATTATTGTTAATTTCATTATAAACTATCGAAGAAATTCCAACACCATTTGAGTTGTATATTGGTATTATAATTGGAGTAACATTTAAAATTCCATAAGTATTTTTTCTAATAGTTACAAAAGTATCATTAGTATTGTAATCCAAATCAACTTCCTGTACAAATCTTTTTGTTGAACCATCAAGAACAACTAATTTTGGTGAAGTTGTATATCCCTTTCCAATAGAAGTAACCCTAATAGAATCAAAAGAAGATAGTGGCTCTATTTTAAGAATTTGTGGTAAAAATAAATCTGGTTTGAGTGTAAGATCTGTTGGAAAATCATATCCAATATCATTTATTTTTACTTTTTTAATTTTGCTGATTGATTTGCTTGAATAGTTTAATATCGCCCCTGAACCATTATAAGAATCTACTGATACAAACCTTGGGAGACTATAATAATTTTTACCATAGGAAGATATGTTTAGTTCATAAATTGGACCTTCAGCATTTTCTGAATTGGTTGTATAATATAACTCTGAGTTGTATTGATCATAATAATTATTTTCTGGTTTTGTTGGCAAGTTGTATACAAATTCTGTTGATGATATTGATACAATTGATTTTTTGCCATTATATAAACTATCTTTAATATTAATTTGATTATATAAAGATACTGATGAATCTATAGAAATATTTCCTTTATCGGCAGGAAGATTATCGCTATAAATTGGATCCAATTTATAAAACAGAGATGATGGCATATTTTCATCTATGGTCAAAATTAATTTTGCATCAGAAGTAATACCAACTGTTCCAATACGAGATATATTAAATAATTTTGAATATTCAAAAAGATTGGAGAAATTTGAATCTGTATATAGATTAAAATTGAATGCAGGATAAGAAAATGATGATTTTGTGTATGATAAAGAGGGATCTGAAAGATCAAATGTTACTGTAGAATTTTTATATAACTCAATAGGGGGATTTACTGGCAATAGTGTACCATTATATGCTGAGGATATGCCTACGGTATTTGGAATTGATTTTATAGAATCATTATAACTTGTAGATAATTTAATAGTATTTGAATCTATTACAATGATATAATATTCAGTGTTATTGCTTAAGACGTAAGAAGATGATGAGTGAATTACTTTTTGTCCTGTCTTAAATCCATGATTGTCTATGGTTATAGTATTTTTGGATGTATTAATTCCTACAGAAGTAAATGATTTTGGATTTAAAACTAACTTTCTGTTATAATCATTATATTTAACTGCAAATGATGTTGAAATAGATGAATTTACATTGACAAAAACATAATCATTGTTAATTAAACCATGACTTTCTGCAGTTCCGACAGTTACTACATTTTTTAATACATTACTTGTTAAATTACTATAAACTGTTTTAAAACTGTGATAATCATTTGTACCATTACTCGAAAAATATAATATACTTAAAGATCTGGTTGTGGATGCAATACCAACAAAAGTACCTGTAGATCCAAGACCAACTTTAACCGTAGATATTCCAATTAAATCATTAGATATTTTTGATGCATAAACTTTTTGTTGATCATTAAGATTGAATATTTTTTTACCGTCTGTAGAAACTCCGATGGGAGTTCCTCCATTTGGAGAATATGTCAATTCATCTCCAGTTTGTAAATCGTGATTTGGTAAATATATTGATTTTACAGGAACAAAAACCTGAGATAATCCACTACCTGGATTTGAAATTGTTAAAGTAGATCCAATTCCAACCCCATTGCCGGTTGTTCCTAAACCTACTGATTCTTTTGGATTGAAATATATTTCTTTATTTTGTTTATAATTAAATGAAGTATATACCCCAGCATTTATTAAGAATTTTCTGGGATTTTCATATAAAATTTCTGAATAACTATGAGCAACTCCCGATGTATTATCATATGATCTAAGTATTCTCAATCTAGAAGAACTTTTATCAACATTTAAAACTTTTATTTTTTCTGATTCTATTGAGAAAATATCATTCTCTTTAATATTACTAATATTACCAGCAACTGATATATAAGTTACAATACCTGTTACTGTATCAGAATCTATTGCATTAGAGAGAGATAAATTATTTGTCAGATCTATGTTTGCAGGATAGTATCCATCAAGGAATGATGAAGTTGTGTTCAATCCTGATAGAACAATAATATCTTGATTTTTGAAGTTATGTGGAGAATCTAAAACTACATTAAAGAAACCTCTTTTATTAGATTCTGGATAAATTTCTGCAGAATAAAATATAGTACTAGCAACACTTATAGTGTTTATTTTTTTACCTTTTATTTTAGAAACTTTTGCTGAGAATCCATATCCTTCAGTATTTTCATCATCAGATACTACCGTATCACCTATTTTATATCCATATCCTCCAGTAACTATTCCTATATTTTCTATCGATCCAGGAGAAGAATATTTTATACTTACGGTTTGATTCAGTTTATTTGGAATATTAATATATCTGTATGAAGATTTTTCTTTTAATAAATTGTAGAAAGTAATATTTCTGCGCCAATTGGTTTCATTTAAATCTATATCATCTTGATTAGAGGATGATAAGAAATTAAATTGATTTGGTGCAGATTTGAAAGTATTTCCAATCAAGTATGGAAATACTGGCGATTTGTAATATCTAAAAGCACTTCCGGGTGTTGTTACTGCCGAAGAACTGAAAGTTGCAAAATATGCGTATGTTCCATTGGGAAATTCTGGAGTAACGCAAAATCTTCCATTAAATTTATCTAAGACACTATCATCATTACTTGTATAATAGACATAATCTTCTACAAAAAATCCCCTGGGATATATGCTAGTTGATGGTCTATTTTCATCCGCTGACGTTAGAACCTTATACCCGGAATTAATTTGTTTAATAGATGCTCCGTCTTTTGCATTTTTGGACGAATATCCATATGGACCATAAATTGGATTTCCATCATATGCCCATCCAATTATTGGAGAATGTTTTGTTGAAGAAACTTCTCTACCATTTTGGATTATAAGATCAGAATTTCCATATAAAATTTTACCATCAGGAGATACTGAATATTCTGATTCTCTTAATTTTCTAGGTGCATATAAATGAGAATACTGTAGATTGCCTTTTGTATATGAGTTATAAAAAATAAATCCATCATCTAAAGTTATTGAATTTAAATATTTTTCGACTAGATTTACATTCCAAGTTTGAAGTTTGGCTCTAAAACTTGACTCTGCTCCAGGCGAAGTAATGATGATAGATGTTGTATTTTGTCTATAATTTATTCCACCATTTATTATTTTTACTGATTTAACTTGTCCATTTTCTATAACAGGAACCAAAACAGCTCCTATTCCTTCACCAACGATTGATATATTTGAAAATGTATTATAATCTTTTCCAGAATTATTTACTAAAACATCTACAATCTCTCCATTGTTTATAATTGGGGAAAGTTCTACACCTTGTCCTTTTCTTAAAATAACTAGAGGTTCTCTGTTATAATTTAATACTTCGGGTGATCCATAGAATTTTCCTTTGCTTGTCAAGTGAAAGGATGTTATTTCTCCTCTAAAAATTGGTTGAATTTGTGCCTTGAATAGGTCGCCGGTTGCAGAATATGCACCAATATTACCAACAATTTCTACAGAAATTGGTTGATAATTGAAATAGTGAATTTGTGATCCAACAGAAGTAAATTTAATATATTCTTTATTTTGATAATAAAAATCTTTATTGACATTATCAATACCAACTTCAGATAGTTTAAAATTATCAGAATCAACTTTTGTTAAATAATAATCAAAATTCTGAGTTAATCCTCCTATTTGAGTACCATCCGTCGTATACCTTACAACATCTCCCGAATTAAACCCATGATCTTGAATTGTTATTTGATTAATAGATGTATTGATTCCTGATATAGAGACACTTCTTTTTTTATTCTCATATCCACTCCCACTATCGACGACATTTATTGCTGATATTACTGATTTTTTATTATATGATCTGAATGCATGTTGCCCATATCCAAAAGAAGTTAAAGAAATTGTATTAATACCAATAGCAGCATCATTAAAAGTTGAATATAATTTTATTGTTTTAAGGTCCTGGGAAGAAGCATAATATACAGAATTTGTAGATATTCCGCCAACGGCAGTTTGTTTATTTGTTTGATAAATTACTTTTTCTACACTTCTAAATCTATGATATGTCGAAAACCCAATTGTATCATTTGCTAAATTTACTTGACCAGATTTTTGTTCCGCGTTAAAAAATATTTCATTATCTACCAGTTTCATTACTGGATATGCATTAGCAAGTAATCCATTACCACCACTAATATTGATTTTTGGGGTATCGGTATAGTCAAATCCAGAATCTAAAACTCTAATCTGAACTAATCCACCAGAAACAGAACAATAACCTGTTGCACCATATCCGATTGAATCTATAATGTCCAATACTGGAGGATTAATTATGTCATACCCATTTCCTCTAGAAGTAATCTCTATTTTTTCTATCTGTCCATAATAAATTTTATCTTTTGATTTATAATTTAATATTTCTGTTCCATTATTTAAAATTCCTATTGGACCTGGGTTTGTTTCATAAACATTTCCATCATTAATTGGAGGTTTAATTTCTCTTAAAAGTTTTTGTGATTTTAAAGATTTGTTTTTAAATTCATAAAGTTCTATTTTGTCCCCAATTACCTCTATTTCTTCAGTAAGAGTGATAAACTTAGAATTATCACCTGTAGAATTATGAATATCAGATCTACTTTTTGCAAATTTTACATTATTTTCGTCTACTCTTTTGATAAAATACAATCCTTCTTCAAATAATTGATTTCCATTACTAAGAGAAGGTTGATAATAAATTGCTTCTCCGGTATAAAAATTATGATCCTCTGAATCTGTTATTTTAAAAGTGTCTCCAAAGAATGTTCCTGTAAAAATAACGGATCTATATAAAGCAGATAAGGATTGGTTATAATATGAAGGTATAGAAGATGAAGATACTAATGTTTTATCGCCATCTTTGTAAACATTTTGAACATTAGCAATTTCATTTGAAATGCTATCATATAAAAGATGATCAACCTTTGTTAAATTTCTATCTATTACGTAATTTTTATTTGTAAAAAGAGTAATATTTCTTCCGATATTAAATTCTTTATCTGAAATTACACCAATAACTTCTAAAGTATTTTTGACACCATCGTTACTTGTAATATTGATACTGTCACCTGTTCTTAAATTATGGTTGTCATATAAAGAAACTTTATATATTTCTGAAACAGAATCAATTAAATTTAATGATTTTACTACAAATGATGTAGAAATATTGTTGATCCATTTATTTGCAACATGATCATTTAGTTTCAACTCTAATCCAAGAGTTTTAATTACTCCAAAATCTCCTCTTGATTGGTAGTATGTATCATTGTTTAATAAATTTACTTCTTTTAATACTGAATTAACTCTAACCTTGATTACTTCATTTGAATTTTCTTTAGAAGATTTGCCGTATGCAAATGTGTTCAATGACAAATCTGTCATATCTAATATTTGTTTTTCAATATTAGAACAATCAAAAAATTGATTTAAATTTTTTGACCCATAATAAACAATTCCAGTTTCTCCATCATCATAAGTTACAAATAGTTCTCCACTATTTGGAAATCCAATAGTAGAGTCTACATCTAAAGTAGTTTGTCCTTCAGATACTTCCCCTATTAATTTTGTTTTTGGATGAACACTGAATACGCCATATAAAGATCCACTAACATTGATATCTTTATTGTACCCGGAGTCAAAACTTAATTTATAATATTCTTTTTGATTATCGGAGTAAATTTTTTCAATGTTTGCTATGGGAGCAAATCCAGACACAATATCCCCATATTCATCTTGATATAAAGTGGAGTTTAAAAGTTCATATGGATCACCAGAAATAGATTCTACAACTAAATCATTTGTTATTCTGTAAGAAGCATCTGATGGTCTAATTAAATAATTTTGTGGTTTAATTATATCAACATCTTCTCCATATAAGCTGTTGAAAAGAATTCTAAAGGATGTGTCAGTTCCCTTTGTTGAATAAAAATCTTTTGATTGCTTTAAAAATAAATTATCATTTAAGTCCCCATAAAATTCTCTTCCTTCAAATCCAGGAATAATCTGATATTTTATTTTCTTTAAAAATTCTTTTAAAAATAGAGAACTTAAATTGATTACTTGAGTTTTACCCTTCTGAATATTATTTTCAACATATTCATAGTGATCTTCGGCAGTTGTTGTTTCAAAAACTAATTCATTATCAGAATTTTCTGTTCCATATGATGATATGCCACTAAATCCTCGTATACATCCAATAAAAGAATTTTCTGTTTTATTTGTATAAAGTATAATTTCATCATCTATTTTAATTAATCCATATGCATCAGGAAACCCAATTGTTTCCGATACTAAAATTTCCTCATCAGAAAATGAAATATCTAAAGATAGTTCAGTAGAATCGGAAGAATCAAATATCGTATTTATTTTAATATACTGATCAATATTTTGAATCAGATCTGCAGGAGCACCTTGAAACTCTTGAGAAAGGTAATATTGTTTTAAAAATTCAGCAACTAATGGAAACTCTTCCCTAACATATGAAGGGACTTGGCTATTTAAAACAGTGCTGAATTTAACTCTTTTTTTCGTCATTTTATTGTCTTACTAGGTTCCCGTTGTTATAACTTGAAGTTACAATGTAATTAGATGCTGATGGATCAAGACCAGATGATATTTGGTCAGTTACCATATCAAAAATACTATTATTAATATCTAGTTGAAGATATAGATCTTGTAATCCAATCACATCATTTGATTTCGGAATTGCAGATATTTGAATTGTAGATTGTCCCTGTATTGTCTTTGCAGATAAAACATTAATGGAATTTATTGTGATAATTCCTTTTTCATAGTCAATTTTTCCAGCATTCCTTTTGATAATTATTGGACTTGTTGAGGTGACTGATGGAACTGTAAATAGAAAAATAGATCCAGTAGTTCCATTAGAATCAGGAATATCTGAAAGGTAAACAGTCTCTTGAGAATCTGTTGTTTTAAATCCAGAAGATTTAATATTGTACCCATTCATGCTTTTTATATAAAAAGCATTTCCAAATCCTATTTGATATTCTGCAATAGTATTTAAAGCAACTCTCAAATCTCTTCTTATTTGAACTTTTGTAATGTTAGATGTCACTGATTCATGACTATCATCAATTATTTTTAAGAATTTGCTATATTTAAATCTTGCTCCATACTTATTTAATTCAGTAGATTCTGCGTACTTATTTGTATTAGATTGAATCACACTAGAAACATATTCAGAACTGGGGGCAAGATTTGTATTATAATAAATCTTTGAATCTACTTCAATATAAAGATATTTTAAATCTAAAATTTCTGGTATTATGCCAGCAACTGCATATTTTTTTAGATCTCTTTTGATATTTTCTTTAATAAGATTTGGAAGAAAATCTCCTGTTCTTGGTTTAATGCTTATAAAAACCTTTCCATATTGTGGAGGTATTAGTTCTTCTCCACCAAAAACTGAAATAGACTCAGTTTCTGGATAAATTTTTGCGGGTATAAGTGATTCGTAGTCATTTGCAGTCAATGCTCTATTTTGAGATGCATATATTCTTGTGGAATATTTTTTAATAGATTCCACAGACTCAATATTTTCACCTCCAGAAGAAATTAAACCAGTCGTCAGTAACGAAATTCCAGAAGTTATTATATATTCTTGAGAATTTCTAGTATAACTTAACCTTCCAGAAAATGTGAATTGACTAATTCCATTGCCACTATCACCATTTGATACTATGTAATTTACTTCTACAATATTATTATTTTCTAATTTTTTGCCAAAAAGAACTCCATCACCAAAAATCAACTCATATCTTTCATCTTCTATTTCTTGGATATAATAAACTCTAGAATCTTTGTTTACCTCAAATACACTGTCTTGTAAAGTATATTTTACAGATGCAGTTGAAGTAGCATCATCTTTAACAGAAACAGAAATTAAAGAAGTATCAATTCCGGGATTTGGAAGTATGAATCTTTGATTTTTATTTCTAGTTGAATATGTAAAATTATTGGTTAAAAGAACACCTTCGTATATTTTAATATCATTAAAATTTGCTCTATTATTAATTACAGGAACTGTTATATCATCTAGAATTGAAAATATAAAAGATTGATTAGAAAAAGTTCCTGATGTACTTGCTATAGTACCTTTTTTAAGTGTTATTGCTGCTGGAGAAAGGCCGTTATTTGATTGATCGGTAGTATCGACAAAAAAACTTACAGTTGCAGTTGCAGCTTTTCTTGATCTTGGTACATATCCAATATTTCTTGCCAAAGCAACAACATTTTCTCTCAGAGTTGCACTATCAATAAAAACCTCATTTGCAACCATGTTTGCATTATATGAGGTAATATATGTGTTATATGCCAAAACATCAAGAATTGATGAAAGATTAGATCCTTCAAAATCGTAATCAGTAAAATTTGAATTAGATCTTAGATAATCTTTAAGAGTAGTTTTTATCTGGTCAAAATCCAGATTTGAAAAATTTGTTAATGGCATTTATTACCTGGTAGGTTGCAAAACGAACTGTAATTGTTGGGGTGAAACTTCAATACCAACTATTTTGTATACAATTACGACATCAAAAGAATTTTCATCAAAATTCGGATTTACATCAACACTAATTAACACAACTCTTGGTTCATAATTTTTAATAGAATTTTCAATCTCATCCTTTATCACATTTGCTGATAAAGTATCAAGATTTTCAAACAGTAATTGATTTACTTTAGATCCAAAATTTTGACTGAAAAATTTTTCGCCAGGATATGTCATAACGATGTTACGAATAGAACGAGCAATAGCATTTTCGTTATTGAGGGCAATCAAATCATTAGACAGAGGATTCCTCTGAAACGTCATACTAATGTCTTTAAACCCCCGACTTACTCGTTCTAAAGGCATAATTATTATAATTCTAACTTATTTATCAACAAATTTTGACTCATAAATGGGCTCTGTACCGTATTCCCAATCATCATAATCCGCATCATTACGAATTTTTTCATGAATTTCATTCTGATGGAAAAAGTCATGCTTTTTTGGTGTTAAGTCATCATTTGCAATTTCTCTTAACATTTTTTGATTGTCAATTTTAGACTCCCAACCATAATCTGTAGATAAAAATTCTGTTTCCCAAGAATTTTTCATAAAATTCGTGTCGTTATCGATTTTTTTTGTCATTTTTTTGCTCCTGATTTGTAAGATCAGAACTTTTTACGGGGTTGCTATCCCTGAATCAGCATTCAATTTCCGAAATAAAAGGGCGATGGAAACTATAATTTTTTTGAATCCTAATATCAGAATTTTTAAAGGTCCAACATTCACCATTATTATCTAGAAAAACAACCCACTCAAGGTCATGTTCCTGTGATCGATCAATTACAAAAAAAGCCCAACCATTACCTTTGGGGGTAACGACTGGGACTTGTGGATTTAATTGTAGCATTAATTATTTTCCTTGACCACGATATCTTTTCTTCTTCCCATTACGAGATGTTGCCGAAAGAAGAGTACGAGAAGATCTTCCTTGACGAGTCTTTTTAGGAGCTCCGGGTTCGAACAGGGTCTTATTACTTCCACCTTTAGCCATTTAAAATTTCCTCCAATTCAATTTCATTTGGGTTAATATCTTCTCCTGCAAAGAATTTTTCAGAGAAGTCTTGTAAGATCTCAGCACACTCTTCATGTGTGAGACCTTTATAAATTTTACGCCCTTTATAAAGTACGTTAAACGTTTTCATCAGATAATACGAGTTTTCTCGTGACCTACACGAATTCTTGGATCACACCAAATTTCAAATCCTGCATCCTTTGCATCAAGGCAGAAAGATACATCCTCTCCACACATATC